TAGGAAATTTTGCGTCTTTCTTTGTCAATCCAGCTTCTGCTACGCGAAAAGCGGTTGCCGCTGGTGAAAAAGTGGTGGAAAAAGGCGCTCAGGCCGTAGACACCACAAAAAAGGGCGTTAAAAAAGCAAAAGACATGCTTGATGGCATGAAAAAGCCAAAGGAAGTGCCGCAGACTGTTCGTGTTGAGCCAGCAATGACTCCAGAAGTGCAAACAGAATTGGCTCAACTCAACCAAAATCGCCAATACCCTCGCGCTATGGGTCAGGAACCTGATCCTTTTATGGGAGTTGCTCCTACTGTGGCAGAAGCCGAGGCAAACGTAGCTGCAAGACAGGCAGAACCGTTGCCCCCACCCCCCGCAGAAGTGGCCGTGCCTCCTGCGATGCTAGAAACACCCCCTGTTGCTCCTCCAATGCAGGCAACGGCCCCAGAAGTTGTTCGCCCGTTTTCAGGGCGATTGGATGCATTTGTCGACACCATCAAGAACCCTGTGCAGCTTGGCCAACTCAAAGGCCAGTTAAAGGGTAAGTTCCGCGATTACGATCTTGAGCGCGTAGAGCGGGCGTTTACTGGCATGGACGACAAGACCAAACTGACTCCTGATCAGATCAAGCAAGCGCTGGCCGGTACGCATTCGCCTTCAAAAATAATTTCAGAAACGCTCCCCCCTGACCCGGTTAAATATCACCACGGCTCAGACAATGTCTGGGGTTCGCCATTGGGCACTACCAATTTGTATCTTGAACAAGCTCCTGAGGTATTAGAGGCAAACACTTTGCTTAAAAAAGCCTCACAGGCTTTTGGTCCTTTTATGCAAAAAACAACAAGTTCAACCCCTACATTGGAAAATTTGGCACAGGCCAGAGCGCTATTGTCTGAGCCAGAAATTTTAAGAGTTGTTGATCCAGAACTTGTTAAGAACTTATCAAAATCTTTTGACAGAGTGGAAAAAAATGTGGGCCTTGTTAAAGAATATGGTGACGTAATCAAAAACATAGGGCATGGATTTCAGTACCCTATTTTGTATAAAGACGCAGCTATTGCTTCTGATAAATACCTGAATCAACCTTTCTTTAAATTTAGCGAAGAGGCAATGAATGCGGAAAGAGAAGCCTTAAAGCAGAAATTTCTAGCACAAGGAGCGGACGATAGAATTGCACGTAATCTTGCCAATGGTGAAATAGCCGCAAATCATGATTTGTATCACAAAAGCGCACAAAGAATTGCTTCTCAAAAAGTTCAAGAGTTAGCAATTGCAGAAGCACAAAAGCACGGCATAAATCTCCCAGATGTATCGCTCATAAAATGGAACGAGCTAGACGAAGTTACAAGGCCCATGGAGGGTAACACTGCTTTTAGACAAAGCTTGGAAAATGCTTTAGAACCGTCCATTGTGACTGTCCATGAAGCAACTAAAAATATCAAAACATTCATGGACCCCGAAATTAAAAAGGTTGGGGACATCCTATACCAACGAGGTGATTTGTACGAAGGAAAACATGCCGCTGTTGCAGGCAAACCTTATCCAATTTCGTTTACTCGATTCTCCGAACATGAAGCAACAATTGAGGGGTTGGGGACAGTTCAAGGCCGACATTTCCATGAATTACAGTCCGATTTGTATAGCACTATGACAAAAGAAGGCCCTGTTCATGGAAATCGGGCAAAGGACCAAGCAGAGCTTGCTTTAATAAACAATCAAATAAAAAAGCATCAAGATGAGGCGCTTACTCAATTGCAAACGCTTACAAGTAAGACGCAACAAGCCAGACAGCTTAACAATGGCAATTTTAGTCCATCCGAGGTTGCCGCTATTGAAGCTGAAAAAGCAGAAGTGCATAAAGTTCTTGCCGAAAAAACTCAAGGGTTAGAGCATCGAATGGCTATTGTTAGCCGACGTGGTTCAAAAAATTCCCCGTACAACATGCAAGAGCCCTTTGCAAATTATGAAACAAGCCCAGATGTTCGCCGTCAAATGCTTATGAAAGGTGCAATTCATTCCGCCATAAAAGATGGCAAAGCTTTTGCCACTTTCCCCGGAGCAGAATCCGCACAGCCGCAACTATATGTAGGCAAGATATACCCCAATTTAAAACAAGTTGCCAAAGACTTGGGCGGAGAAAAAGCTGGGTTTGATGTCAGGCAGATTCAGTTGCCGCCGGATAAGGATGGAAATCCTATCACCGCTTGGGGTATGACATGGTCCCCGGAAACCGCTGCACGTATCGTTGAAAAAGGCATACCGTTTGCAAAAGGTGGTATGGTAGAGAGACAATCGGCTGACACCCGCAGGTATTTGTAAGGAATCAACATGCCTATTGAAAAGAATTACGACATCGGAAGCTCTCTTAAGGATGAGGGCATTGACGTTGAGATTGAAGAAACCAACGAAGACCTTCCCGATGTAGAGATTGAGTTTGACCAAGAGACCGGCGAGGTTGTCGTCAACATGAACGAAGAGGACGACGATGTCCCCTTTGATTCAAACCTTGCTGAAGTGCTCGATGAGAGCGCGTTGGCCACGATGTCCCAAGAGTTGATGTTGCTGTTTGAAGCAGACCAAAGTTCCCGTAAAGATTGGGAAAAGATGTACAGCCAAGGCATGAAATACCTTGGCTTCACCATGGATGAGCGCACCAAGCCCTTCAAGGGCGCTGCCGGTGTATATCACCCCCTGCTCACCGAAAGCATTGTGCAGTTCCAAGCACAGGCACTCAAAGAACTCATGCCCGCAGAGGGCCCCGTGCGCACACAGGTGCTGGGCAAGGAGACACGTGAGCGCTTGATGCAGGCGGACCGAGTCAAGGAGTTCATGAACTACCAGTTGACTCAGGGCATGCCCGAGTACACGCCTGACTTTGACCAGTTGTTGTTCTACGTCGGTTACGGCGGCTCTGCATTCAAGAAGGTCTACTTTGACCAGAACTTACAGCGCATGGTCAGCAACTTGGTGTTGCCGGACAACCTGTATATCCCATACCACGGCTCGTCAGTCATGAGCCGTTGTGAGCGGATCACCCACCGTGTGCCCATGTCCACCAACGACTTCCGCAAAGCGGTGGTCAATGGACAGTATTTGGATGTGGCAGAGCCAGAAAAAACCACGGCACCTTCCCAGATCCAAAAAGAAAAAGACAAGCTCACGGGCGTGAGCCAGAGCGGGGAAGAGGAAGAGATCAATCTGTTGGAGTTCCAACTTGACTACGACCTGCCCGGGTTTGAGGACACAGATGAAGACGGCGAACCCACAGGCATCAAGCTGCCCTACATCATCACCTTGGACGAAGTCTCAGGTGAGGTGGTTGGTGTGCGCCGCAACTGGATTGAGGGCAGCCCCATCCATGTGCGCAAAGAATACTACATTCACTACCTGTTGGTACAGGGCCCCGGAGCCTATGGCTTGGGCTTCTTGCACCTAGTTGGTAACCTGACATTGTCTGCCACCTCTGCTTTGCGTCAATTGATCGACGCAGGTACCTTGGCCAACTTGCCAGCGGGCTTCAAAGCCAAGGGCGCACGTATCATGAACGATGACGTGCCGCTCCAGCCCGGTGAGTTTCGCGACATGGATGCAGGCGGTGCAGACTTGCAGCAATCCATTCTGCCCCTGCCCTACAAGGAGCCTAGCCAGACGCTTATGGCCCTTCTGGGCTTCTGTGTGGAGGCTGGACAGCGTTTGGCCAGCATCAGTGACATGCAGGTAGGCGACAGCAACCAAAACGCTGCTGTGGGCACCACGATTGCGTTGTTGGAAAAGGGCTCATTGGTCATGTCGGCCATTCACAAGCGCTTGCATTATTCGCAGCGTTTGGAATTCCAATTGTTGGCCAAAGGCTTCTCTGAGTTCTTGCCTGACGAGTACCCTTACGATGTTCCCGGCGAGAGCCGCAGCATCAAGAAGAAAGATTTTGATGATCGCGTGGATGTGTTGCCGGTTTCCGACCCTAACATCTTCTCCGTGTCTCAACGCATCACCATGGCGCAGACTCAGCTACAACTGGCTCAAAGTGCGCCTCAAATGCACAACATGTACGAGGCCTACCGACGCATGTACGCCGCCATCGGTGTGCGCGACGTAGATGCCATCCTGAACAGCCAAGACATTGACAAGCCCAAGGATCCTGCCAGCGAAAACAGCATGGCTTTGGACGGTTCGCCCCTCAAAGCATTTGCTGGCCAACAACACGATGCGCACATCTTGTCTCACCTGTTGTTTGGCCTGTCGCCCATGGTTGGCCAAATGCCAAACGTGGCCACATCCGTGCTCAAGCACGTGTTTGAGCACATCAAGCTCAAGGCGGAAGAGTTTGTTGAAGCGGAGATCTTCCGCGAGTACGGCACCGATCCAAAAGGCATGGTCTCTGCGTTGCAAAGAGAGGCCATGATTGCCCTCAAAGTTGCAGAGTTCTACCAAGAGGTCAAGGCCAAGCAAGAAGAGCTCTCCGGGGCCAACAATCCTCCCCCAGACCCATTGGTGGAGTTGAAGAAGCAAGAACTCCAACAATCGGGCCAACGTGACCAAGCTAAGGCTGCTGCCGACCAAGCGCGGATCCAATTAGATCAGCAAAAGGAAGCAAACGACCAATCCAACAATCAGGCCGAGCAGGCGCTGAAAAAAATGATTGAGGACGAAAGAAATCAGATCACCGTTGCCCAAATGACACAAAAAGGAGTCCTCGATGGACGAAAAATTGCCCAAGCTCAACAAGAAATCCAACAAGCAAGCGAACAAGCTGCCCATGACCGGCAAAATACCGGGAAAAATGAGTAAAACAACGATACAAAAACCAAAAGCAACGTATATTTTGAGAAAAGATGCGATGAATAAGGTAAAAATCACATAAACTTGTGCATAATCTGTGTATGGCCATCGGA